CAGATACTTGCGCATGAAGCTTTGCTCAAACCGGTACCCATAATGGCCCGGGCCAGTGGAAAAGGGACTCGTTCCCAATCGCTGGTAGTGAACGGTGCGGACGTGAATATTGAATACAAGGTAGATGCACGCACTTACCTTGAGGCCAATGTTACAAATTCGTACCTACACTCATTGAGCTCTGCTGGACTTATCAACCCTCTATCGGTTGCTTGGGAGGTAGTACCTTTCAGTTTTGTCGTCGACTGGTTCATTCCGATCGGCGCCTCACTCCAGGCAATTACGGCAGGGGTTGGCCTAAGTTTAAATAAGGGCTATACGTCTTCTCACGAGTTTTGGCAGGTCGACTACCGGATGCGGGTTAATTCCCATCCTCCGGGGGAGTCTTTCTACGATTATGTGAGTTCTGGACATCTCCAGGAAACTGGTTATCAGTTCAGGAGACAGTGTCACGCGAGTTTTCCAGCTCCACGGCTTTACGCCGATGTGACACCTTATAGCACCCCACGCGCATTGAACGCCTTGGCGCTCGTGCGACAACTCTTGTAACAACACCGTTGCTTGAGTAACCGGATGACCTTTAATAAAAACTGGTCATCAAGAAGGAAGAATGTACATGGTACAACTTACCTCGTTGGTCCTCAAAGACCATCTGAACGCGGACGTTACGTTCGCTCCCCTCGACATCGTAAACGGTGTCGCGACAACGGTTAATTCGACCGGGGTTCCGATTGGCGATAAGACTGCGTCTTTCGCTGTTTCGAAAACCGCGGCCGGTAAGCGTAAGGTGACCCTCAAGGTCGTCTTGCCTACCGTCCAGGATGTGGTTTCGGTTGGTGTGTCGCGTCCGACGGCTGTTCGTGCTGCTTATTGCAACATCGAATTTTCGTTTGACCAGACCTCCAGCTTGGTTGAACGCCAGGATATGCTTGCTGCTGTGAAGGCCATGTTGGCCGACACGACACAGATCAAGCCCCTGGTGGAAAACCTTGCAAACCCGTACTGACCTAGGTCATGACGGATGAGCAACCACCGTTGGAGGATAAGATTCAAAGCACGCTGTCGACTGTTTCTACCTTGGTAGTTACCGCGATAACCGTGTGGCGTATCATTTCTCCAATGTTTCGTAGGAAGAAGTAACGATCTTCCCACAGTTGTGAATCATTCGCATCTGTGTCAGCCATAAGGACTTAGACCTATGACTAAAAGGAACAAGAAGGGTTTCCACCGAGTGGAATTCTCCTTGCCGGACGACTTGACCTCCCAGCTACATGCTCGCATAATGAGCCTCTCGTCATCGGTGAAAGCCGATTATCTTAAACAAGAGGTATTTAGCAAGTATGTTTCTCTCGATACTGATCCCCCAGAAGTGAGGAGGACGCGTGCCATAAACAAATGGCTCGCAACAGAACGTGAGAATGAAGCAACCAATGACCGCCTTTTCAATACACCCGGGGAATACAACATACTCCCTCGGGTACGGTGGTCAAAGTTTGTGGGCTGGTGTCGTGATTTCATAAGCGACATCATCGGGGAGACCCCACCTGTGGACGCCTTGATCGGCGCCTTCTCAGGAGGGGCATCTACGAGCCGTAACCGTACGTCGAGCCATCCTAGCTCGAAATACACCGGAACCATCCACACTACCGAACGCTGCCTTGACTACTTCAAAGATACTTGTATCGATGAACTACCAGGGTGGATAAACGCGCAGAACCGGCTAATCACCGAATTCGTGCCAGGTAATGTGATGTTTACAGTCCCGAAGAAAACAGATATAGACCGGGTTGCCTGCAAGGAACCCGATCTGAACATGTTCATTCAAAAGGGAATTGGGACCTACTTCCGTAGAGCCCTCTTAAAGCACCGCATAAATCTAAACGACCAGTCGATAAACCGGCGTTTAGCTCGTGAAGGATCGATCACAGGAAAGTTAGCTACTCTGGACTTGTCCAGCGCTAGCGATTCTGTGTCGACGGGCCTTGTAGACCTTTTCCTTCCCGAGGTTTGGTGCACCCTACTAGACTCTGTTAGGAGTCCAGTCACCGTCATCGACGGGGATGAACATCTGAACCACATGATGTCCTCGATGGGCAATGGTTTCACTTTCGAGTTGGAGAGCTTGCTCTTCTTCACGATCGCTAAGGCCGTTTGCTTCTTTCGAGGTAACATGCGTGGAGTTGTATCTGTCTACGGTGATGATATCATCTGTCCAACAGATGCCGTTGCGGAGCTCACGTTTGCGCTTGGTTTCTTAGGCTTCCAGGTTAACCCTGATAAGTCCTTCGATTCTGGGCCTTTCCGTGAATCCTGCGGAGGTCATTACTATGATGGGTACGATATAACTCCTTTCTACGTT